TCAATCAATAAGCGGATTAGGACCGAGCAAAGCTGATATTAACACGACTGAAATTTCTACGAATGATGGATCGCTGTATAACTCAGCAAGAGTGAATTCCAGAAATATTGTTATGTCTTTGAAACTGATGTTTAACCCTCAGATCGAAGACACAAGACAAGACTCCTACAAATACTTTCCAATAAAGAAGAGAGTGACGCTTCTCATTGAGACAGATAACCGCATTTGTGAGACTTACGGCTATGTGGAATCGAATGAGCCGGATATTTTCAGCAGCGATGAAACGACACAAATTTCCATCGTGTGTCCTGATCCTTATTTTTATTCTGCTGGTCCGGACGGAACCAACACAACTATCTTTTACGGTGTGGAACCTTTGTTTGAGTTTGCTTTTTCGAATGAATCTTCGACTGAATCCCTAATCGAATTTGGCGAGATTAAAAACGAAACTGAGCAGACCGTATATTACTCCGGTGATGCCGAAATAGGGGTGGTGATTACCATCCATGCCATCGGAAATGTAAGAAACATTACGATTTATAATACCGGGACGAGAGAAGTTATGCGCATTGATACTGATAAGTTAGAGAAATTGACTGGTTCGGGAATGGTTGCAGGTGATGAAATCATCATTTCAACGATTAAAGGTGATAAATCAATTACACTTCTTCGAAATGGTATTTATACCAACATTTTAAACTGCCTTGACAAAGATTCAGATTGGTTCCAGTTATCCAAAGGCGATAACATTTTTGCTTATGTGGTTGAAGAAGGAACGACTAATGTGCAATTTAAGATTGAAAATCGGACAGCATTTGAGGGGGTATAAGTTATGGAATTGATTGTTCTGGATACTTCTTTGAAAATGCTTTCTGTGCTTGATACTTTTGAGTCGCTTATATGGACGGAGCGGTATTCCGCCTATGGTGATTTTGAGGTATATACAAGCATCAACGATTCTATTCTTGAAATCCTGAAAGACGACTACTATCTCTGGCTGAAAGAATCCGACCAGACTATGATTGTCGAGGATAGAAAGATTGAATCAGATGCCGAAAACGGAAACCATTTCACAGTCACTGGAAGGTCATTGGAATCCATTTTGGAACGCCGCATTATTTGGAAACAAACGATTCTAAGCGGAAACTTTCAAAATGGAATTAAAAAGCTGTTGGATGAGAATATCATCAATCCTTCTGATGCTTCTCGAAAGGTGGAAAGATTGATATTCGAAGCATCAACAGATCCGGCGATTACTGGGTTGACGGTAGATGCACAGTTTACCGGAGACAATCTGTATGATGCCATAAAAAAGCTGTGCGATTCCAAGAATATCGGTTTCCGAATCAAGCTGTCCGACGATAACAAATTCGTTTTTAAACTCTATGCCGGTGCAGACCGTTCTTACGATCAGTTCACGAATCCATATGTCATCTTTTCTCCCAAGTTTGAGAATGTAATCAATACCAATTATCTGGAATCAAAGAAGACTTTAAAAACTGTTACTTTGGTTGCCGGAGAGGGAGAAGGGGCTGATCGAAAGACTACAACTGTAGCTTGTTCGTCTGGAGCCGGAACAGGTTTGAATCGAAGGGAACTTTACACAGATGCCAGAGATGTTTCTTCGACCGTGGATAATGAAACATTAACGGATGCTGAGTATAAAGCACAGCTTTCTCAAAGAGGTTTGGAAAATCTGGCTGAGAACATCGCAACTAAATCGTTTGAGGGAAAGGTTGAAACGACAAGAATGTACCGATATGGAGAGGATTTCTTCTTAGGAGACATGGTCCAGATTGTGAACGAATACGGCATTGAGGGAAAAGCCCGTGTCACAGAATTTATTCGTTCCCAGAGCAAAGAAGGACTTGATTCGTATCCGACATTCGTTACCGTAGAATAGCAGGAAAGGGGTGAAGAAAAATGAGTGTCACTTATGGGTTCTATAACTCAAAGAACAAAGACCGGCGATATGACGCCATTCAAATGTCCAGTATTTTTGACGGAATCATTCGTGACGGCATTTTGCAGCATGTTGGGACTGCTATGATGGTAAAAGAGTCTACTGGCATGATGGTGAATGTCGGAATCGGACGGGCATGGTTTAATCATACCTGGACATTGAACGACGCCTTGCTTCCATTAACTGTACCACAGTCAGAAGTAATTCTGAATCGAATTGATGCTGTGATTTTGGAAGTGGATTCTCGAGAATCTGTTCGAGCAAATACCATTAAAATCGTTAAGGGTACACCGGCTACAAATCCGGTAAAACCATCAATGATAAAAACAAATGATCGTTGGCAATATCCATTGGCGTACATTCGAGTAAATTCTGGGGTTACATCCATACGACAGGCGAATATTACCAATACGGTTGGAACATCGGAGTGTCCATTTGTAACAGCGCCTTTGGAGAAGATGTCTATTGATGCGTTGGTTGCTCAGTGGAAAGACCAATGGGATGCTTTTTATGAAAAAGAAACATCGGACATGGAGGCAACAAATTCTTTCTGGAAAGACCAATGGTCAAAATGGTTTAATGCACAGACAGAAGAAATTCAACAATCCTATCTGGACTGGGAAAAACAGTGGAATGATTGGTATGCGACGCAAACGGCGGATATGCAGGAAACGAATGCCTATTGGAAACAGTTATGGGCGACCTGGTTCAACGAGTACACGAACAATAATACATCCGAAATGGCTGCATGGCGAGAGAACGCCCAAGCTTTATTTGATGAGTGGTTCCAACAGTTGAAAGATACGCTTTCGGAGAACGTAGAGGCGAATCTGGCAAACCAGATATTGGAGTTGCAGGAGCGAACGAAGATTTTAGAAGAAATTGTAGAAGGAATTCGGACAGAATTTACCGTTTACAATAAACTTTATGATAATGGTTACGAGAACCATGACAAGCTTCTTGATTCATCGGACGGAACTATTATTGATAGTGACATAGATCCGATTGTAGCGAGAGCATACTCCAGTTCTTTGATTCTGGATAGTAATGGACAGCCGATTGATGGTCGCGTTATTTTTCGCATTAGATAAAAAAGGAGGATATGACAAAATGAAAATTACAGATTATGAGAAAGTTCGTCAGTTGGATGAGAGCAACATTGTCTTGATTGATGGTAACAACGGGACCAAAACGATCTTAGTAAGTGATTTCGCAAAGGCTCTGATCGGTCTCATGAATTCAAAAGATTTTATTTCTGGGGTTAATCTGTCCGAGCTTGATCAAATTAAGACTTTGTCTACAAATGACAAGTTTTTAGTTGGAACTGTGGCCGGAAATAAAGCAATTGGTGCCAATGATGCATTGTTTGCTATTCTGGATTCTTTTGTGCCGAAGGAACAGCGCCGAATGATTTACAGAGGGAAGAACCTTGGAAGTGTTGTTACAGAAGAACAGAAGACCAATATTAAAAATGGTACCTTTAAGGGCTTTTTCTTAGGGGATTATTGGACTATCGGAAGCTATACGTGGAGGATTGTGGATTTTGATTACTGGTATGATTGTGGAGATACTGCATTTACAAAACCTCATTTGGTCATTATGCCGGACAAACCACTTTACAATGCACCGATGAACGCGACGAACATCACTACTGGTGGTTACGTGGGTTCTGAAATGTATAAGAAAAATCTCGCTCAGGCGAAAACATTAGCAGCAAGTGCTTTTGGTAATCTGATTCTTTCTCATCGTGAACATCTGACAAATGCCGTTACGGAAGGATATCCCTCCGGAGGGGCGTGGTTTGATTCTACTTTAGAACTTCCTAATGAGATTATGATGTATGGAAGTCACGTTTTCACACCGGCTGGAGATGGAAAAATTGTCCCGAATCGATATACAGTTGGAAAGACGCAGCTTGCTTTATTTACTGTGGTTCCGAAATTCATTTCAAACCGTGCGACTTTCTGGCTCAGAGACGTCGTTTCTTCGGCTTTTTTCGCTGTTGTGCTCAGCCATGGCCTTACGGACTACTCCAGCGCTTCGTACTCTTTTGGGGTTCGTCCGGTCTTCCCTATTGGTTAGTTTTAATCCAGGGGTCCTGTGCCCCGAAAAAACAGTACGCAGGTGACAGCTATCTGTGCTATAAAAAGAAAAAATGAATGAAAGGTGAATGTCAAAATGGATGATAAGATTTATAAGATTACTCTGGCTGATGGGACAGTGATTGATAATCTGAAACTGAACGGAAACAACTTTATTTCGCCTGTGGAAATTGATGAGACCATTTTTGATGGGAACTGCCTAAATGTCACAATCAATGACGGCGAAAAAGACGATGTCCATACGAATATGGAACTGGTACAGATCACAAAGATGGGAGAGGAGTATTGGTTTATACTTCGTGATGTTCCAGAAAATGAATTGGCTTTTATTAAATTACAGTCGGATATTGAATATATAGCCATGATGTCTGAAATTGAACTGTAAGGAGGAGAGCTGACATGAGACGTAGTAAAAATTTTGACAAAGTAAAACGCTATTATAACATGGGAATGTGGAACGAGATGCGTGTCCGAAATGCCGTGAAAATGAATTGGATCACGGAAGAAGAATTTAAAGAGATTACGGATAAGGATTACGCATGAGTGTCCTAGTGAGCGACCGGACAGAATCCAAATTTGAGGCGATTACATATTCCGTTGAATTGCATGATATGTTAATCGAGTTGATGCAGCGTAGCTTCGGAGTAAAAGATTTGGATCGGCTTGTTCGAATGAGATATGCTTATGGAAAGGATACTACAGAAGATTTTTCAAGATATAGATATTTGATGCTGAATTACAAAAATCGAATAGATCAGTTAGCTTCCATGCTAACAAGCAATATTCGAGCGGCAAATTCTATATATCCGACCACGCTGCATGAATATGAGCAAAGAAGAGATTATCAGAATACAGCCATAGTAAACTGCGAGCAACTCTTAAAAGAGCTACAACGAATCGTTGAGATATTCGAAGTGGATGTTAATCTCTATAGCCGCTATGTTAAAGCTATCGACCGAGAAATCGGATTGATAAAAAAGTGGCGTCAACGAGATAACCGAATCAGGTCACAGTTAAAAGGGTAATGTCTAATTATGCGTCGTTTCTTCGGCTAATTTCGCTAATGTGAACAACAATGGCAATACGAACTACAACAACGCTTCGAACTCTAATGGGGTTCGTCCGGATTCTCTGCCTAACCAACAGAGAAGGAGACATTGTCCTTTCCGAAGGGATAAATAGCAAAGCCGGACGCAATTTACTACGGTAAGTATTGCTAACACGGTGAATGATTTATGAACTATGAGGAGATTGTCTGTGACGCCAACAATTTGTATAGGGCTTATAAGGCCTCTGTCAAAACCAGCAAATGGAAAGAAACAACACAGAAATTCATGATGAATTTTCTGCGGTATATCTTTTCCATTCAAGATGATTTGATAAATCGGACACTTCAAAATGGACCGACACAAGAATTCACGCTGTTTGAGAGAGGTCGAGTAAGACCTATAACGAGTATTCAAATTAGAGATCGTATTATTCGACATGTTTTATGCGATGAGATTTTACTTCCTGAAGTGAAAAAGCATATTATTTATGATAATTGTGCTTCGATAAAAGGAAGAGGAATCTCTCATCAGCGAGATAGATTTGAAGTTCATCTTCGTAAATATTATCGTTTGTATGGGAATGAAGGTTGGATATTGTTTGGAGACTTTTCTAAGTTTTATGACAATATCATTCATGAAATTGCCAAACGAGAATTGTTGAGGCTATTTGATGACGATGAATTTATTGATTGGTTATTAACGCAAATTTTTGACGGGTTTAAAATCGATGTTTCTTACATGACAGACGAAGAATATGCAACATGTATGACAGATACTTTCAATAAGTTGGAGTATAGAAATATTCCAGAGTCAAAGTTGACTGGTGAAAAATGGATGGAGAAATCAGTTAATATTGGTGATCAGCTATCTCAGGTTATTGGAATTTATTATCCATATCGGATCGATAATTATGTCAAGTATGTGCGAAGTCAGAAATTCTATGGAAGATACATGGATGACTGGTATATCATGAACCCGAGCAAAGAAGAATTGTTAGATTTGCTGGATCATATTCATCAGATTGCAGAAGAATATGGAATCCATATCAATAGGAAGAAAACTCGAATTGTGAAGATTTCCAGCACCTATAAATTTCTGCAAATCAAATATAGTTTGACTGATTCCGGTAAAGTAATCAAACGAATCAATCCAAAGAGAGTTACTGCGATGCGTAGAAAACTCAAAAGGCTCGCTGCAAAAGTGAAGAATGAGGAGATTTCGTATGAAAATGTAGAAAATATGTTTCGAAGCTGGATGGGTGGTTTTTATAAAGAACAAAGAAAAAATTTAATAGGTCTTTACGAAGATTTATTTGAAAAATCGATTGAGATTGTCAATAAAAAGATGATTATAGTCGATAAAACAAGATAAATATGGGAGGGTACCTATATGGAGCCATGGTTTCAAATGGTAGCGACGATTGTATGTGCAGTTGTCGCTTCTTCTGGTTTTTGGGCATACATCCAGAAGAGAAGCGAGAAAAAAGATGTGAGAACACAGATGTTGATTGGGCTTGCTCATGACAGAATCGTATATCTTGGCATGTCCTATATCGATCGGGGATGGATTACGCAGGATGAATATGAAAATCTGCATGATTATCTCTATAAGCCTTATGAAAAAATGGGAGGAAATGGTTCGGCGAAGAAAGTTATGTCGGAAGTCAACAAACTACCCATTCATAAATCAACATATACTCAAAAAAATCAGTAGGAGGAATCAATCATGGAACAGATTATGAATTATGTAAAACCGGAACTGATTGTTGTAGCGATTGTTCTGTATTTCTGCGGAATGGCATTGAAGCAGACACAGGTGGTTAAGGATAAATATATCCCTATGCTTCTGGGGGCAGGAGGAATCGTTCTTTGTGGAATTTGGGTTCTGGCAACATCGCCATTAGGTAACGGTCAGGAGATTGCTATGGCGGTCTTTACAGCAATTGTTCAGGGGATTTTAATGGCAGGTCTCAGTAATTATGTAAATCAGATTATCAAGCAGACAAATAAAAATGAGTAATTAGAGCGGGAAACCGTTCTTTTTTATTTTTAAAAGAGAGGATGATACGAATATGGCTATTAACAAAGTAATTTATGGTGGACGGACACTGATCGATTTAAGTGGCGATACTGTCACTGCTGATAAAATTCTCGATGGATTTACAGCTCATGATAAAAAAGGAGAGACTATCACCGGTACTTGTAAGTACGATGTAGATTCTAGTGATGCGACGGCTGCTGTTGCTGAAATTCTTCAGGGAAAGACCGCTTATGTAAGAGGTAAGAAACTGACTGGTACTATGAAAAACAATAGTGCTGTGGCTGGAACAATTTCTTCTAAGGATGAGCAATATACAGTTCCTCAGGGATATCATGATGGTTCTGGTAAAGTTGGAATTGTAGATACAGAAAAAGAAAAATTGGTTCCTGCTAATATTCGAGAGGGTATTACGTTGCTTGGCGTTGAGGGAACGATGTCCGGAACAGAAGACGCCAAACCACAGGCCAAGACAGTTACACCGAAAACCACAGAACAGACTGTATTACCAGATACTGAAGAAGGATATAACTACTTATCACAGGTTACAGTTGCAGCAATTCCGTATCAGGAAAGTGAAAATCCCGCTGGAGGTACCACGGTAACTATCGGGTAGAAGGGAGGCTTAAATGGCTACAAGTAAAGTCGTTTATAGCGGTAAGACCCTCATAGATCTGACCGAGGATACAATCACAGAGGAAACATTGTTGCGAGGTTATACAGCGCATAAAGCGGACGGTACAAAAATTGTAGGGACCGCATTTAAAGACTACCCTTCGAGATATTCGTTTCTCGATACCCTTCAGGATTCAAAGGGGGAGAATATCCTTGATAAAGCGAATAATGTAATACAGGGTGAAACGGTGTATAAAAAAGTGTAGAAATGTCGTTTATTTCTTGAGTATTCCTACATTTTGCTGGAAGAAATGGCTTAAAATCAAGGTTTCCTGTTTCCATCGAGGAAGCAGCAAAAGAAGGTAAATTCTAAGATAGGTGCAAAAAACCTTGATTTTATGGGGCTTTTCAAGTCGTAGTTTGGCTTGGGAAGCTCTTTTTGTATCGGCAAGACACATGTAAGCCACACTTGAGTTTATGATGGGTTGCCCCTTTTTAAACTAGAGATTTTGACATCTCCACTCTACAGAGTTACAATGCCAGACAATACAAGGGTAGACAGGCTCGTTATATTTGACTGACCCCATTGGAAACTGTATACTAGCCGGTGTCAATGGTGCAGGTAAGTCAACCCTTTATGAAGCATTAAATGAATTAAAAGGAATGCCACGCATAAACACTGATGAGATTGTAAAAGAAAGAGTGAAAATAAGGATAAATAAGGGTGGACATGGAATTTCAGAAGAAGATATTGAAAGACGTTATGTAGAGACATTCAAAAATTTAAAAGATGTTTTAAAATATTGTGATTTGGCAGCGTTCTACGATAAC